GTATCACTTCGACATACAATGTTACCTGATTTCAAAGATATTATGGAATCATTGGGTATTTGGGATGATGGTGTTCTACATAAACAAGACTTTATATATACATTCCCAAATCAATCTGTAATCAGGTTTATTGGTTTAGATGACTCAACAGGTAAACTAAAAGGTTTTAAATCTGATATAATCATTGTTGATGAGGTTAATACGGTAGACAAAAGTAGTTTTATTCAACTTGATATTCGTTGTTCCAAATATATTATTGCATTGTATAACCCAGAAATACCAATTGATTGGTGGGGATTAGAATATGAGAATAAGGAAAATGGAATAATGTTACATTCAACTTGGAAGATGAATCCATTTTTAGATGATAGAACAATTCAAGCAATCAAGGAACTTGTAGATACCGACCCAGATATGGCTAAGATTTATTCTGAGGGACTTATTGTTGAACCAAGGGAGAAAATATTCATCCAACCTGAAACCTTCTCAGAACTACCTAAAAACATCAAACAGAAATATTATGGTATTGACTTTGGTTTTAGTAATGATGAATGTGCTGTAGTTGAAGTCCATGTTGATGGTAAGAATCTATTTGTGAAACAAGTGTTATATGAAAAAGGACTTACCAACGATGATTTAGCGTTTAAGTTAAAAGACATTGGAATTGACAGAAACATTGATATTGTTGCAGATTCTGCAGAACCTAAGAGTATTGCTGAATTAAAACGATATGGTTTAAATGTAAGACCTGTTAGTAAGACCAGTATTCTATACGGTATTCAAAAAATGAAACAATTCAAATTGTATTTACAAGAGGACTCACTTGATTTAATATCTGAGTTTTCAAACTACAAATATAAAAAAGATAAAATAGGTAATGTAACAAATCAGACCGCAGGTAAAGACCATCTATTAGATGCTTTAAAATATGTGGTACTTCAATTTGTTGATAAACCAAAAAGTAAAATAACAATAGTTTAATATGGAAAAAATAGAATTAGTAATTGATGAAAAAATAATTGAAGTACCAAGTGAGGTAACAATTGGAATTTATCAACATCTGCAACAAAACCCCGAATTATATCAGGATAACCAATATCAATTAATCTCACTATTCACAAAGATTCCATATCCTGAATTAAAGAATTTAAGAAAAGACCAAATTGATTTAATTGATATGTATCTTAATTCAAAAATTAAGAACTATGATGAACATGAATTGGTATTAACCTTTGAACATGATGGGATTGAATATGGTTTAGAAAACAATTGGGGTAAATTAGCGTGGGGTGCTTGGGTTGACTTTGAAGTTTATTCAAGTGGAGAAAATATGTTTAACAATATTCATAGAATCATGGCTATTTTGTACAGACCAATTGTAACAAAAGATAAGAAAAACCCAAAGAAATATACAATCAAACCATATGTAAGTGAAGAGATTGAAATCAGAGCGGAGATATTTAAAGATATACCTGTTCGATTTTGGATTGGTAGTTCTACTTTTTTTTTGCGAATCGTCGGAATATTCATAGAAAATATGAAGGTTTCTTTGGAGCGGGAGATGAAGATGAACAAGTGGATAACGAAGGGGTGGGAGATAATGCCGAAATGGATTCAACGCAAGCTACCGCTAGATTCTATTTTAATCTCACTTACCAGCTTGCAAAAGAAGACATTACCAAAATCGAGCAAGTTGAAAATATGAGTTTATACATGGCTCTCAATGTTGCAAGTCTAATGAAAGACCAATATGAAAGAGAACGAGATGAACAAAATAAATTGAATCAACAAATGAATAAAAGATAGAATTATTTATAACTATGGAAAATTATATAACATACCATAAGATTATTAACTTATTACAACAAGCACAACAACAATCACCAAGATTGAATAGTTTTGGTCATGGGGATATTGTCTACTTCTCTGAAACTATGTCAGGAACTACAGCAACTTATCCATATCTGTTTGTTACACCATTGGGAATAACTTATGATGAGAGTACAACAACATATCAATGTAGTTTAATATTCGCAGATATTGTGAACACAGAACTATCAAATGAAATTGATGTTGTATCTGATATGTCACTTGAAGCAAGAAATCTGTTATCACAAATTAAACGAGGTTTCCTTGATGATAAGATTGACTTATTATTACCATCAACCGCATCCCCATTCTTTGAAAGAATGAATGACCACGTTGGTGGAGTTGTATTAGATTGTAGTTTTATCGTATTCGAAGATATTAACGCATGTGAACAATATCCATCACCAACACCATCGGTAACCCCAACATATACACCAACAACAACTCCAACATTAACTCCAACTCCATCATCAACATAATAATACATGGAACAAAAAATAATGAATGATATTGCAATGTTACTTCAGGACAACATTAAAGGTCAACTGATGAAACCATATCCCGCAAAAACATATTCGGGTCAATTAAAACCTGTAAGTGGTGCTGGTAAGACTGCAATATCCCCTCGATATGCAAGTGGTAATTTGTACAAACAAACACGAGTATACTGGGAGTCGGATTTCGAAGATGGAACACCAAACTTGGTGGTAGATTTTGGGGATGCTGATTATTGGAACTTTGTTAATTACGGAAGAAAACCTGGTAGATATCCACCATTATTTGTAATTGATAAATGGGTTAGACAGAAACCTGGATTCCAAGGAGCAAGAGATGAAAACGGTAGATTTATTCAAAGAAAAAGTTTAGTTTATCTTATCAGACGTTCAATTGCACAATACGGATACTATGGTATTCAATTCCTTGACAAAGCGGTAAATGAAACGATAGACAAAATTGCTGATGATTTGGGAGAAGCAGCAAAACAATATATAGAACAATTATATGACGAAGGAAAGATATTCCCTCGTTCAACATTTAATAGACCTTAAAATTAAAATATAGAATTATGGCAGATACAAAACCAGTAATGACAGATTACAAAGAAGTAATCGATGATACACATGTTACAATAACATTTAACATAGATGGTCAACCACATAGTTATACATTTCCAAAAGATGTAAATAGACACTATTGGCCACAGGAAGATAATAAACAAAACAAAATTGAAGAATAAAAGATGCCAAATTTAATAAATGTAACTCATACACCACCAACATTCTCACCTGTATATACGGATGGGTTATTCTTTACTATTAGTGGTAATACCAACTATTTCAAATTTAGATATGTATATGACATCTATGTTGATGGTGTATTAGCATTCCAAGGTAAAGCAACTCCTAATCCATTTGGGTTGGGTATAGTGGATTGTTCAAGAATATTAAAGACATATGTAAATAATATTCCAATCTCAATGTGGAACACCACACCAATATATACACATCAAACATTTCCATTCAGTCGACCATATGAAGATGTAACAATCAACTATGAATTATTCTTAGGAATGGAATATGCTGATTCAGAATTTGGAATTGTTAGTGGATTCACAGGTGTTCAAGAAGTTGTTAGTGGTGTTACCACCAATATTATCGGACCTCCAAGTATTCCAACAGGTGTTTATAAAACTTATCAAGCAACCATGGGTGTTAACGGTAGAGCAACACAACAAAATTTTGATATGAGTCCTTTTGTATTAAGTGGAACACCTGTCAATAGTCAACCAACAACATCAGGATTATTCTTAACAAACTCACCGAGGATAAGAAATATACAAGAAAGTGAATATTATACATTAGCGTTTACCAATTGGTGGTTAGATTCATCGGTGGTATCTGAACCATATTATTCTCAATACAAATTTTACGATGAATCAGGTGGTTTAATCAGAACAGATTTATATCAGAACTTAACAACTAATGGTGGAGGACCTATACATGAATGTGGTTGGGTATATCAATCATATTACGGAATTGAACCAAAATCTGGTGCAACATACAATACATTATATGTTGGAGCAGGACCTGTTAATATTGATAACTTCCCATCAAATTGTGCACAATATACAGTTCAATTATTTGGTGGATTTACAGGGTCAACAGTAACTCCTACACCAACACCAACAATCACACCAACTCCAACACCATTACCACCATGTGGTGATTGTTATTATACCGATGTTATTAATCCATCACCAACTGCATATTGTAATCTTAGTTGGTTTAATTGTACAACTAATCAGTATACATCAATTCTTTTACCACCATGGTCAGCTACACAAATTTGTTCATGTCCTGAAACAATGGATTATGATTGTTATCTCGACGTAACACAAGGGGCTAGATGTGAAACTCCACAACCATGTGAGTTTTGTATTACAACTGGATTTAACAATGATAATGAAGAAAGTTGTGATGTAAGATATTATGATTGTGATTTAGGTTATTACACTACAATTACGGTACTATCATTAACAAGTTCACCTACAGTTTGTGCATGTAGAGATACATGGACATCAGATTGTGTTAGTGGAATAACCGCAACAGAATATGGATTTTGTGATACAGGACAACCATGCGAGATATGTGAACAAGTATCAGTTGTTAATAATGATGAGTTTTCCACATGTGAGGTTTACTATTTTGATTGTGATACACAAACATTTGAATATCTATATGTTCCACCACAAACAGCATACTTGGTATGTGGATGTTATAATAGCTTCGCATTTGATTGTCCTAACGTTACACTTGAATTAGGTAGTCCATGTGAACCCCCGTTACCAACAATAACACCAACACCAACTCCTACACCAACTCCTACAAGTACACCACTATGTTTACCAAAGGCGTGGTTGATTTCAGTATGTACTACATCATGTAGTGGTGGAGTATGTCAATGTGTTAGTTCATCAAGTTTAGTTGTATATACAACTTGTTCAGTAACAAACATAACCTTAGAAGGTACATTATTATATACCGATTCAGGATTAACAACACCATTCGTTGGGTTCTTTTCTAGAAATGGATACATTTGGTATTCAAATGGTGGAGTAACTTCAGAATGTTTAATCGGAGGTCCGTGTTAATAAATTAAATTAAAGATATAAAGATATGGCAATTCAACCACAAACACCACCTACGGGATTTACGTTAGGAATATGTTCAGGATATACAGCAGTAAGTGAGATATTCACATTCAATGTTGAACCAATTTGTAATAGAGCGGGAGTAACGCAATTACAATTGATGTTTAAAAACAGATATGGACATTATGATTATTACACATTTACTGCTGGTAAAGATGAAGGTTTAAATATAGAACGAGAGACATACCAAACATGGTCTGTCGATTGGGGAAGTAATGACCCATCAAAAGAAGACTATTCACGAGGAACAACTGATGGTCAAGTGACCATAACAGAAACTCACGTTATTAATAGTGGATTCATCAATCAACCGGATATGATGTTCTTGGAAGAATTATATACATCAAACCAAGTTTATGAAATTAAACAAGATGGAGTAATTAGACCAATTAATATTACAAACGCAGAATTCATTAGAAAAAATAGAGGAAATAGAACAATAGTAAATTTAGAACTTACTTATGTTTACTCGAATAACATAGCATTAATGCAATAATACTTTGGATACACAGTTAATTTTACAACTCGATGGAGTATGGCAGAATATAGACTTATACGAAGATATTCCAATTTCTGTGCAAATACAGGAAACGGACATAACGGATTTTAATAGTCGTAAGTCACCATTCACTAAACAATTTATAGTTCCTGGAACTAACAATAATAGTAGAATCTTTGAACATTACTATGAGGTAAATGGTATTGAGTTTAACCCATTGGTGAAAATTAATGCAATTGTCCAATATAGAGGAACAGATATATTCAATGGTCTATTAAGACTTAACGCAGTTATAACAAATCCAACAAATACCGAATTTGAATTATACATCATGGGTGAAGTTGGAGATTGGATGGCGGAAATTAAAGATATAACATTGAACGATATTCAATGGGTAGACCTTCAACATACATTAAGTTATGAAAACTTAACATTAAGTTGGGAAGCGAAGAATAATGATGTTGATGGTTTATTTGGTGGTAAGATATTATACCCAATGATTAACTACGGTCTTCCCTATTCACCGAATTTAGTTGGGACAGGTCAAACACCATCTTTTACTTATGCGTTCACTGGTGACACTGCAATGAGTCTTTCAGGTAATTCAATTCCACCGAGTCTATTCAAACCATCAATAAGACTTCATGAGGTTGTTAAACGAATATTTGAATTAACAAGTTATACATTGATAAGTGAGTTCTTTGAAACAGATTATTTTAAATCCATATATATGGATACATTTTTAAATGGTAAACTTGGAACTCCATCAGCATCAGGTTTAACGAATCAAAACATATTCAGAGTTTACCAAAAACCAATAACAATATTAAAACCTAATGCAACAAATTTTACTGAGTTACCTTTAAATTCATTCAGAAATGATGGATATGACCCATTAAATAACATTAGATTAGAATCACCATCAATAGGTAATGGTTATTTTAGAGCACCATTTGCTGGTAAATATTTCTTCAATGTTAGATTTAATTTTAGTGGTCAAGGTAATGTTCCTGGTGATTTTGTTGTAGGACAATGGCACGCAAAAAAAGGTAGTGTTGAATCTGATGTAGTTAATCAACCATCATTTTCTGCATGTCCACCACTATTTTCAAATGCAGCACCAAATGGAGCACCAATAAATTGGTTCTTTACAGGTGTATTAGCTGCGGGTGAATATGTAAAACTATTTTTTAAGACAAATCAATCATCAAATTCAGGTGTAGCACAAATCACATTTACAGGATTCGATGATAATGTAATAAGAACTCAAGCACCACAATGGGATTGTTATAATTCACCTGAAATTTTAGGTGATATATTAGTTGATATGAATACAGGGATACCTGATTTACCAGCACAAGATGTAATTAAAGCGTTGGTAACAATGTTTAATCTTGTAATTGTGCAAGAAGACTCATCAAGAACAATAACTATTGAACCATATAATTGGTATTATAATGATGCTGATAGAATTGAAAAAGACTTTACAGATAAATTAGATTTAGATTCAAGTTATAGAGTTGAACCATTATCATTTGAGTTATCTAAAACACTAATTTGGACATATACAAAAGGTTCAGATGAATATTTGAATAAGTTATTTGAAGATACAAGAGATTATAACTTCGGAAGATATAAGTATGTTTCAACATCTAATCTATTAACAAGTCAACAAGACTATGAGATACCATTTGCAGCAGTACCAACTGATGTGGTATCAGGTTCAACTGAGGTTATTATTCCAATGAATTATAAACTTAACCCAACAGCTGAATGGCAAGAACCTTATGCAACAAAACCCCATCTATATTTTTGGGCAGGAAATCGTCATTGTTATTTAGATAACGGTCATCAGATTCCTGGATTTTGGTGGTTAACAGATGGTTCAACGCCAATGCAACAATCAACATATCCATGTGTTTCACATCTTTCAAGTTTAGATATTGATTTAGATTTTTTGGTATCTGATTTGAATTTTGGTAGAGATTATGATTTCTTTGGAAATACAAATAATAGTCCACTTGCAGTTGGAACACGATTCAATCTTTATAATTCATTTTGGCAAGAGTACATTGATAACAATTACTCAAACGAAACAAGAAGATTCTCTGGTAATTTCTATATGACACCATTGGATTTATACACAACAAAACTTACAGATAAAATATATATTAAAGATAGTTTCTATCGAATTGAAAAGATTAATGAAGGAAACTTAATTGATGATAAAATAACCAACATATCTTTGATTAAAGAACGTGGAGGTTATGATAAGATTTCACCACCAGCACCATATTACTTTTTAAGTGGTAACACACCATATCCTGCAAGTCTTTCAGGAACACCTGTAACATCTTACACAGGAGATACTCAAGGTATCGTTTGTATTGGTGCAGCACCATCAGGAACTATTTATATCTATGGTGGTTCTTCATTAGTTAATGGAATAACTGTAAGATATTTTGCGCTTACCATAAATATTCCATTTTTCGGACCTACCAATATCTACTTACCATTCCCTCGTGGAACATATTTAAGAGTAGTTGGAGACCCAGATACTTTTGTTGTATTCAACGATGTAGGTCAGGTATTACAAATAACATGTTAACAAACACAAATATAAAAATATAATTATGGCAGAAAGGACAGTAGCTTTAAAACTACAGTTAGATGGGGTACCCCAAACTATATCTTCAGTTGAAGAATTAGAAGCAGTATTAGTCAGTGCTAAAGGTAAATTAGACGCATTAGATGGTGATAAATTTACAGATACCGCTGGTAAAGTTAAACAAGTTACTGATGAAGTTAAAAAGACTGAAACAGGAGTTGCTAATTTAGGTAAGAAAATTCAAGGGATTTCATTTGAAAAGAAGATGGAATCCTTTGCAAAGATAGTTGGTGGTGTAAGTGCAGGTTTTGCGGGAGCAACTGCGGCAGCACAATTATTTGGATTTAATTCTGAAAATGTAACCAAAGCTGCAGCAACAGCTCAGAATTTATTAACTGTAGCGATGGCGGCTCGTGGATTTATGGAAGCTACGGTAGCATCTGAAACGGTTGTTCAAACTGTAGCAACTGCCGGTTCAACTGTAGCAACTGCAGGTTCAACAGTTGCAACATTCTCATTAACTGCAGCATTAAGAACATTATATGCCACAATGTTGGCCAATCCATTTACTGCGATACTTGTAGTAGTTGGATTATTAGTTACCGCATTTCTTGCATTATCAGATTCAACTGAGAAAGAGAAACAAGCACAAGAAGAATTAGATTTACAATTGAAAAAATCAATTATAACATTAAATCAAGAATTAAAAATATTGAAAGATATCAATGATGTTAAAATTGCACAAGCTGAAGCTGAGGTAACAACAGAGGCAGCAAAACAAAAGAAACTTCATGACCTTAGAATACAGGGATATAAAGATGCAAAAAAGATTGCGGATGAGCAATATTGGTTATTGGTAACAGCAAGTTTTCGTGAAATAGAAGCTTTAAATAAAAAATATGATTTAGATGAAAGAGATAGTAAAGAATATAAAGACAAATTATTAGAAATTAATAATAAGTATAATTCTGATTTATTAGCACAAGAAAATGCTAGCTCAGATGCAACGAAAGCTATTAAAATAGAAAATATTGCATTTGATAAAACTATTGCAGACCAAAAACTTGAGGTTACTAGAATGAATAACGCAAATCAAATAGCGGCAATGAAAGATGGTCTATCAAAAGAGTTGAAGACTCTTAAATCAGCGTATGATGAACAAATCAAAGAAGCCAATATAAAAGGTGCAAAAACTGTTGATATAACTAGAAAATATGAAAATGATAGAGTTCAAATAATAAAACAAGCTAGATTAGAAATTACCAATTTAAGTAAAGAGCTTAATAAAGAATTATTGGATTCTGAAGGTAGAAGTTATAAACAGAGAATTGATGACGTAATAAAATTAGAAACCGATAAAAGAACTGAATTAGAAAAAGGACTTAAAGGTTTAAAAGATGCCGGAAAAGCAACTCAAAAGGAGATTGATGAAGCAAATCAAGGAATTATAGATAGTGAAAAATTACAACAAATTAAGATTCTTGCAATTCAAAAAGAAATTAGTACAAATTATCTTCAAGGACAGGTTAATCTTTTTGCTGAATCTCAGAAACTTCAAACTGAATTTTTTGGTACTGAAGAAGAGTTAGAAGAAAATAAAAATATATTATTCAAAAGTAGTTTTGACAATTATAAAAAAATTGAATTAGATAAAATTAAACTTGCATTAGAATCTGCTGGTGTTGAAAAAACACAAATTGATGAAACTCTAAAGAAATACGAAGATTATTTTAATAAATTAGGTTTGTTACAATTAAATAATACTAAAATTCAAGAAGCGAATGTACAGGTAAATAAAATAATTGCAGACCAAACTCTTGAATTACAAACAGCATATTATAAAGACATAAAAGATGCTCAAGATAGAAATCGTCTTGATTCAAGGGAATTAAAATCAGAATTAACAAATATTGAAAAAGTATATCAAGTAGGGTTGTTAGAAATTCAAAAAAATGCGTTACAAGCAAAATTAGATATATTAAAATTAGACCCAACAATAAATCCTGAAGAACTTAAACGTATTAAAGCTGAACTATTAAAAGTTGAAACAGAATACAATAACAAAGTTGGTGTTATGCAATTAGAATACAATGTACATAAAGCAAAAATTGAACGAGATGCTGTTAAAGAAAGGAAAAAAATAATACTTGAAGACCCAACATCAAGTCCTGAAGCAAAGGAAGAAATTAATAAAGAATTATTAAAAGCTGATATAAAGTTAAGCAATGCACAAAGTGCTTTACGAAAGAAAAGAAGTAAAGAACTAACAGATGACCAAAAAACGTTTTTAGCTGATATTGGTTTAGCAGCTGAAACTATAGCTTCAAGCATATCAAAGATTTCATCAATGGTTGCACAATCATTTTCAACTGACCTTACTATATTAGAAAAAGAATTTAATAGGTCTATGACTGATATTGAAGAGGCTTCATTAAAACGAAGTACTGAAGGTGAAACCGAGTATCAGGCTAGAATGAAAGTAATTGGTGAAAAAAAACTTGAGAATGAAAAATCATACCAAGCTAAAAAAGCACAAATAGAAAAGGAAGCAAGAATTAAATCACTTCAATTTCAAATTGCACAATCTATTGCGGATGCTACGGCAGCAACTATCAAAACATTTGCTCAATATGGATTTACACCTGTTGGATTTGTATTAGCTGGTTTAGGTGCAGCATTAATGGTTGCACAAGTTGCAATAATAAAAGGTCAATTAAATGCTGAACAATCAATGGCTCGAGGTGGTTTGGTAAAAGGACGTTCACATGAACAAGGTGGAGTTAGATATGCAAACGGTGGTGTTACCATGGAAGGAAACGAAGCTGTTATCAATAGAAGGTCAACATTACAATATGGTTCATTATTATCACAAATAAACGAACAGGGTGGTGGTAAACCAATTTATATTAATTCAGCGATGGATTCAAGATTAATTGAAGTATTAGCATCACAAAAACAAGCACCAATAAGAGCGTATGTATTGGAAACAGACATAACAAAATCTCAAGCAATAAACAGAAGATTAGAAGCGTTAGCATCATTTTAAAAAATAGAATATGAATCCATTAAAAATTATAGATTTACAAATAGAAGACCTATTAATGGGTCAATCAGGATACACAGGAGTTGAAGCGGTTGCGTTGGTAGGAATGCCAGCAATTGAAACAGAGTTTATGTATTTCTTAAAACAGGATTTTGAATCAATTACTGATTATCCACAATATATCACAGACAATGCAATAAAAGCAAAGATTTGGGTAGATGAAAATGGATATGGTGATTGTATGACTCCCGTTGGTAAAAATCGTTTAAACCAACTTGCAAATCGTGAACCAATTTCAATAGAAACGATTAAGAGAATGAAAGCTTACGCAGATAGACATAAAGTAGATTTAGAGTCATCAAAATCATTTGATGATGGTTGTGGTTTACTTGCGTGGTATTCATGGGGATTGGATGAAACTGGTAGAGTTGAGAAATGGTTAGAAACTAAAATTATTACCATTGAAGAAGATATGGATTATGAATCATCATTACCAACATATGTAAATTATGCAACAGGTAAAACATTGATTGAAGATGTCCTATTCGTTTCAGTTAATCCGAATGAATCAAAAGATGATTATCTACAAAGATGTATTCCTGTACTTCGAAATGAAGGATATCCCGAAGACCAATCTGTTGCAATGTGTATTGCAAAATATGAGAATATGAATGTTCAATTTGAAGCGTTAGGTTATATGAATGGTATTCCATACTTCTCAACACCAGAAGAAGCAATCATTTATGGTAAGGAAAATTATAACTGTGATGGTTATCATACCCATACCGATGATAATGGTAACGAGGTTTATATGTCATGTGCAACTCACGATGAACTACCTGATGTTGGTGTTGAATTGGAATCATTACTTGAACAAGGATGGGTAATTGAAGATATGAGAGTAGTTGAACCTGAAGTATTATTGAATACAGTAAGGGAAAAATATTCAAACATAACAGAACAGAA